AAACGGCAGCAAACTTGACAATATCACCACTGAAAATATTAGTGTTATACGCACTAACAATATCAAACTGGTTAAATGCCGAAGTCATAGCGCGACCACCTAGATTGTTTACGGGCCTTAACCCGTAAGCTCCTGGTACAGCAGCCATAATTTAGTCCTCACTTAGACAAAAGTTAATGTTTATGCGTTCCCTTGATTCCCGCCACCGCTGCCAAAGGAAACCTTAGTAGACTTCTCTTTGAACATTGGCATACGGGCATCACCCTCACGCAGGTAGTTACTATCGACAGATTCGGTATTCGCATCGGTTCTGTCCGAGAAATACGCATCTCTCTGTCTAGTGATCTCTTCGTCGTTTTGGCAGAGAAGAAGTCCACCTATTTCAATCGAGTCCTCGAATTGACTGTTCCGGTCAGGCATGGTAAAAGCTTCAGGATGATCCGACGCTTTAACTGGTTCCCAACCTTCTCTAAATTTAGACGATACATTTTGCGGATCGCCTGTCGCCATCGAAGATGTCCTAACCCAGCGATAAGATTTGCCCTCTTTGCGGTTTATCTGTGGCAGAACATCCGGCCTCGACCATGATTTTGGGCGCTCTTCGCTACTCCTAGTAGAACTAGTAGCACGAGTTTGCCGCCCCTTTGTGTTTTCATTTTCCACGTTAAGCCTCCAATTTCATTTTTTCACGAACATACTGTTCGGGTGAAAGCCCTAGCCGTTGAGCTAGCCTCACTTCTGAATTGCTAAGTACTACTTTTCTTGAACTCGTAGTACGTTTTGCTGGAGACACTACAGTGGATTGTGACTGAGTACTTCTGGTTGAAGAAGGTGCCTCTTCTGATTTAGTTCCCTCAGAAGCATTAAACTTCTCAGGAAACCGTGTACGCATCTCTTTGTCGATGCTTTCATAATATTCATCTGACGTAGGATCAACACCAGCATTAACTAGTTGATCGTGCTTACCAAACGCCAGGCTAGTCATAGCCCTATCTAAGCCCCACCATTCTTTGTTGCGCTCTTGCCATGCCACCGCTTTAGCGTCAGGCTGCACTTGCTGGGGCGCAGAAGGACTACCCAATACTTCTGGTGTAGAGGATGCCTCTTTTTCGTAGTCTTGTAAAGCATCCCCCGAATACTGAGGAACATAGTTCTCCGCTATCTTTACACTCATTTTCGCAGATACTAAATTTTCTTGCGCCTCTACAATCGCGTCTGCGTCACCAGAATCATAGGCAGCTTTATATTGAGTCTTAGCTAAATCTAATTCGTGCTGAGCTCTACCTGTAGAGGTATCAATAAGAGCCTCTTCTCCAACTCTAAGGTCCTCCATCAAACGCCTATTCTGCTGGTAAAGATTCTGAGCAAACGTAGTAGCTGCGTCTCGTTCCCTAAGCGCAGACTCCTTAGCCCGGCGTTCATCGTGCCAAACTTTCTTAAGCTGTTTACCGCGTTCTTTAGAAAACTCCTCAAGCTCATCTGTTTCAAGATCTTTCACAATCTTCTCAGGCATAGCCTCGCGGTTTTTATCCTCTTCAGGAGTATCATCTTCTATAGCTATCTCAAATTCTTGCGTATCCGCTACAGCTTCTTCTGGCTGCGCTTTCTGAATCACCTCGGGTTCAGGAAGTCCTGAACTCGGAGGTGCTTCCCCAATAACAGCTTGGGTAGCTTCAGATTCCTCTAATGTGGTTTGGGACATTAGTTTACCTCTATGTAGTTATTGCCTTTCAATACCGCGTGGATCTTCCACAACGGCTTCAACAGAATCGTCGTTAATAATACGGAAGGACTTCCCATGAATATGGAGTCGCGTTCCAGTATGGGGGCGTACTAGTACAAAATCACCTTCTTGGCACCAGGGTCCTGTAGGAAACTTATTTTCGTCTTTGTAACAATCTGGACCTAAAGCCACCACAAAAAGCGCAGTAGCTAAAATTTCTTCAGTTTCCTGAGCGTTTTCTGTTTTATACAGCCCGCTATCGTACTTATCTTCTATGTCAGGAACCGCACAAAGGATGTGGTACCCCTGGGGCTCAGGAAGCTGTGTAGCTGTCTTATACTGAGGAGATGCCTCGTCTTTACCGTTCTCTACCTGGACAGAATCACTCATCTTCATCAATCCTTTTCTCTAGCTGAACCACAAAGTCCTTGATTGAAATAATAGAGCTTATACTACCACATACAAACCTATATTCAGCGTGATCCTTTATACTTCCACTCGTAAGCTTCTGTACTGTAAGGTTATATTTCTCGTCAAGTTCTTGAACAATTAGTTGAAGCGCATTCATATATTATTGATTTGGAACCTTCCCGTTTGCATTTTTAGCAGCATCAGCCCCTAGCTTCGCCCCTTCGATAACTTGCTTAACCCTATGTTCTTCATCATCTTTTACAGCCTCAGCGAGTAGCTTAGCCATCGCTTTCTTCTCTTCAGACTGTATACGAGCAGCATCAAGACCCACCTGAGCACCTTTAAGCTCAGCATCCGTCTTGTCCTTATTAGATTTACGCTCCAAATCCGCGTATTTGAGCTCAAGCTCAGCTTGCTGCATCTGCACCACGGGATCTTGGGCCTTTTCAAGCGCTTGCTCTTGGGCTGCACGTTGTTGATTTTGTTGAAGAAGTTGATCCGAAGCTTCCGCTACTAACTTGGAAAGCTGTACTTCTATCCCCTCGGGTAACTTTTCTTCGGTAGATGGCAAAGTAACACCCAACTGCTCTTCAAGTTTAGCCCGGTAGAGGAAAGCCACATGCTCCGCAATATGTGCTTGTGCGGCTGCGTCCATCCCCGGAGCCGCAGGGTTGTTCTTTAAAATATCCTGAATATAGGGATCTTGCTTAGCGTTCATATGTACTTTGATATGGGATTCGTGGTCCTGATACATAAAAGCTTTAACAGGCTTGCCGTTCAGTAAATTCATATTCTCAAACACAGGGTCTTGCGGTTTTTGTTCGTCTTCAGACGGAATAATTTTACCTACGTTCTCAATGCCAATCGTCTCCAGCATTTGCCTATGGAGCTCTGGCATATCGTATATTTGAGGAGAACCTTGAGCTAGCTGCATGACTGTTTGATATTGCACAACTCTTTGGGCCATAGTAGAAGAGTTCGGGTTAGATACAGGAACTACTTCCACCATGTCATAATCGGCTTGTTTTACTTGAGGCTCCCCAGAAGCCGGATCATACGCATATGAAGTGGGAGTATCGTCGCGAATAATCTTTGCAAGGATCTTAAACTCCTGCTTCATGGCCGCGTGAACCCGCGCTTGGACGGAGGACATCACCTTTAAGGTACGCTCAAGAATAGCCAACGTCGTTCCAACCGGAGATTGGGAAGACATATCACTGACTTTAAGGTCTGCAATCGAGGCAAACCTACGCCCCTCTTCTACAATGTTCTGCATAAGCGAAAAAAGAACCTGACTGGGCTCTTTATAGGGGAGTGGCAAGATGTTCTCGCGTATCGAGCCAGAAGCTAGGTCTACGTCGCGAAACTCAGCAGGTTGAATAGGAGAATCATCGCCTTTAACCCGCATCCCTTTGGTTTTAAAGCCGCCTGGGAGATTGCTTAATGTACCTGCGTCTACAAGCTGACGAATCAGGGAAGTCCCTGATTTTGCAAAGGAACCTAGTAAATGCACTAAACCGAAAGCATAGAACCCAAACCCAGGAATATAAGGATAATGGACGAAGTGCTGGCGCTTCATCTTTTTCGGGTCGTTCTCCATCCAGTTACGGCGAATGGCTAGTATCTCATTGGAAGTACGTTCCAGCGTTACAATGTAAGGAAGGGCTATGCCTGTCTCCTTACCCTTCTCATCCTTGTCCTCATACCCCTTTAAATCAATATTTACGTGTAATTCCAATATCTTATAGCGGTCATCAGAAGTTGCGCTAAACCCCATGTTCTCTGCAATCTTCTTCTCAATATCGTCCAAATACCCTACGCCGGGTTTATCTAGTTCAATATCTCTATAAAAACCAGATACTTGCAGCTTGCGTACATCGTTCTCCGTCTTACGCATAACATGGGTCACACGCTCTGCATCGTCCAAACTGCTCGCGCCATAGGGAACCACCATGTCTTCCGCAGGTACGTATATGGAAGCTGGACGGCACGTAGCCGGGTCGTAGTACACTTTCTTAAAGGCGTTACCCGCCAGACCTAGACCCCACAACATCCGTTCATGTTCGCCCCGGTACTCTGGCATCTTCTCTTGGATGTAGTAGTTCATGTTGGCAGCAACATTTATAGAAGCGCGTTTGTTCTCTTTTGTTTCTTTTCCAATAATCTTTGTCTTAACGGGACCACCAGGAGGCATAGTCTCCATTACCGTTTCAGCTTGAAACTTCACTAAAGCTTCAGACAATAAGGGATGAAAGACCCCACACGCCCCCGCCCAAGGCTCGGAGCGGTCTTCAATCTTTAGACCTAAGAGCTCCATGCCGTCAGCGTAGGTCTGCAACCAATCTTTTCGAGCACTTAAATCACCTTCAAAATCTTCCGAAAGATTTGAGGCAACCTGAGCCAACACTTGCGGATCATCATCAGCAATCGTCTCGGCTAGATTGTCGTAAAAAGGGTTCT